GTAGGGGTCCTTACCGATGATCTCTGCCCGTCATGCGATGCTCAGACAGGCGCAGGAGTATTTCCATACGCTGTTGCTCGGCGTTGTGAGGTGGGACGATGTGGAGGTCGACAAGGCTATTCCGGTGCCTTCCATCCGCGGTCAGAGAGACCAAGGCACGATACGTGATCTGGTGGTTGCTCGGTTCAACGGGTTCAAAATGGAATTGGCTGGGCCATTTGAGGACGAGAGGTGGCCACTGGGGCGGATATCTGTGGTCCGCGGTCCGTGGTCGATCGAGGGACCGATGGATGCTGTGACATGGCAGCGGGTGGCGGAGTTTGTGAAAGAGCAAAAGACCAAGGGAGATGGAGATGGCAACATTGCAGGCGGAACGGATTGGGGACGTTGAGGAAGGCGAGAACCTAGCTCCGCCTGGTGAGGTGGATGAGCTGGGGTTGACGCCAGATGAGCGTGCGCAGTTCGACGGCATGAAGGATGCCGACCGCGGCATCGGCGAGGGTCCAGAGGAAGCAGAGGAGGTGTCAGAAGAGCTAGCGCCTTCCACGCCACCGTCACCCGGTGTGGAGGCGCCAGCGCCTGCCGAGGCCAAGGCGAAAGCTCCCGAGCCTGAGGAGGATGACGAGCCGGATCAGGTGACGCGCGATCCTCGGACCGGGAAAGAGCAGCGGACGATCTCTTACGGCAAGCACCAGCGGCTATTGAAGAAAGCGCAGGCCGATGCGGAGGAGTTACGGAAGCAGGCGGAAGAGGGGCGTATCAACCATGCGAAGCTGGCCGAGAGGCTGGCTATTCTCAATGATGCGTTGACGGCACCGCAGGCACCGCGGCAACTGACGCCGCAGGAGCAGGAGTATCAGCGGCAGCAGGAGATCCAGCAGAACCCGATGCTGGAGGAGACGATCGATCCGAGCGTGGATATTGCGGGTGCGCTGGCACAGATGCAGAGGCGTCAGGTGTTCATGGCGCAGGCGTCGATGTATCAGCAGGAGACGACGCAGGAGGCGATGGCGCATGAGGCGATGGTGCGGGACTTCACGCGGGACACGCAGCTGTTCTCGCAGACCGAGGAAGGCCAGCATTTCTTCGGGATGGATGGGGCGTATCAGCATCTGAAGAATACGCGGCTGGTGGAGTTGGGGCTTGCGCTGTTCGACAAGGACCCGAGCGATCCGAAGGAGACGTTTACGCAGGCTGAGATCGACAAGATGGTGGAGGACTTCAATACGGAGGAGGCGTGGCTGGTTCAGAACGCCTTGCAGCATAACAGGAGCCCGGCGAAGGCGATCATGAAGCATGCGCAGTTGCGGGGGTGGAAGGCGCCGCAGGTTCAGACGTCGACCCCGGCGGCAGCCAAGCCGCAGCAGGTATATGCCAAGGGTTCTGCGCTTGCTGGATCACCTGTCGGCAGGTTTAGTGCGCAGAGTGCTGTGGCTCAGATCCAGGCTGAGAAGGCGGGACAGGCGGCTTCGAGGTCATTATCGGATGGTGGCGGGGCGCCTCCGAGCGGTCCGCTGACACCGAAGGAGCTGTTGGCTATGAACGATGAGGAGTTCGGGTATTACATCGACCATCTGCCGAAGCCTCAGCTGGAAGCGCTGATGGGCAGGGAGTTTCCGGGTCGTGGCTGAGATCTGTCCGCATTGCGGGAAGTACCATCAAGGCGCATGCCCGCGGGTCAAGGCGATCGAGTATTATCCCACTGGACAGATCAAGCGGGTCCAATATCACTCGATGGTTGCCACGGACTGGCCCCTGGTGGAGACGGACATGGGTGACTGGGAGGCGTGGGCGAAGGAGGGTGACAAATGAGCTGTCTTAGTCTGGGGTTTTTACAGCAGTTGATCATCTGGGTGATCGTGATCGCTGCGATCGTGGCGGTTATCCGGTTATTGGTGCCGTATCTGACGAGCCTTATCGGGTTTCCGATCATTGGCCGGATCATTGAAATTGTGCTGTGGGCGGTGGTGGCCATCGCGGTGGTGTATCTGATCTTTGGGCTGCTTGGGTGCCTGATGGGTTCCGGAGGTGGCTTGCATCTGCCATCGCGGTGAGGTAGAAATGTCACACGCCTCGGGGATCGGCGCATAAATTTCCCCCGCGTTTTGGGTTATCGCTCAAACCCTCCCCGCCCAGCAGAGGGCGCATAAAGACTGCACCTCACGCATATCGCTCAATGTGCCATGGCCCCGCTGTGACGAGGCCTGGCGCGACCGCAGGGGTGCCACATGGCCACTACTTCCTTTCCCGTCAATGACGCGATGGCCGTCAAGCTGTGGTCGCGCGTACTTGACTATGAAGCTCTCAAATACACGGCGATAGCGCCCCTTATCGGAGATGATGAGAACGCTATTATTCACATGCAGGATGCGCTGTCGAAGGGTCCGGGTGATGCCATCACCTACGCGATCGTCATGCAGCTGGCGCAGGCAGGTTTTAGTGAGAACCAGCTGGCGGAGGGCAATGGCGAGGCACTAACGACCTATTCGGACCAGCTTGTCATCAATGAGCTGATGGCGGTGGCTGGTGTGAAGTCCAGGAGAACCATCGACCAGCAGAGGGTGCCTTGGGATCTCCGCAATACGGCCAAGAGCAGGCTTGGAGACTGGTACGCCAAGCGCTATTCGGTGGCGTTCTTCAACCAGGTTTGCGGATATTCGGTGCAGACGGATGTCCGCTATACGGGACTGAACCCGGTGACGGCGCCATCTACGGGCCGCATTATCCGGCAGTCGAACCGGGCATCGGATGATCTGCTGGTTGCGGGGGACACGTTTACCTTGGACATGGTGGACAAGGCGAAGGAGGCGGCCATCACGGCGACTCCGATGATCCGTCCGGTGAGGATCAAGGGCACGGCTCCGAGGGGGAACGGCAGATCCGACTACATGAATACGCTGGAAGACATTTATGTAGCGTATTTGCATCCGTATCAGGTGACGGCAATGCGCCGCAACACCTCGACGGGGCAATTTATCGATATCCAGAAAGCAGCGTCGATGGGGCGGCAGGATACGGGAAACAGGATCTTTTCCGGTGCCATCGGGATGTACAACTCGACCATTTTGAGGTCGGCGTTCGACGTCACGGACGGTGTATCGGCTGCAGGGGCTGACGTGCCGACCGTGCGTCGGGCTGTATTCCTGGGTGGTCAGGCGGCGATGCTGGGGTTTGGCAGGGACAATGGGCCGCAGAAGATCACCTGGAACGAGGAATTGTTTGATCACAAGCGGCGTCTTGAGATCTCTGCATTGACGATCCACGGGCTGAAGAAGACGCGTTACAATAACATCGACTATGGCACGATCGTCATGGCGACTTACGCGCAGCCTGCGACTTGAGGAGGACCTGACATGGCGACTGGTGTACTTGGTACGGCTGCCCGGCAGGACCCGCGGCAAGTCTCGAACACGATGAAGAAGACGGTCAATGCGGTTACCGATGCAGCTCCTGGTGTAGCGGTCCCGTTTGCGAATTATCTGCCGCAAGGTGCCTTCATCCTCGGTGTCTGGATCGAGGTGCCGGTCGCCTTCAATGGCACGACGCCTACGGTGACGGTTGGCACCAACTCGCCGACCTACAACAATATCGTGGCGGCGGGCGACGCGACGTGGACGGGCACTGTTATTCCCGCCATCACACAAGGCAGAGCACTCGGCCGATCCCTTACTGCGGCAGCCGATGTGCTGCCATATGCGATATGGAATGCGACTGGCTCTCCCACTACAGGACAAGCCATTTTCGTCATCGAGTTCGAAGGCGGATGGTCGTCCTAAGCTCCCAGCCTTGGGCCGGGCGGCCGACCCCGCCCAGCCTCTTTTTGCGAGGGTGAGATGATGAAGCGCTTTCTCAATTCGGCTGCGGCGGGAGCGATCTTTGCACTTGCGGCCTTGGCCACGTCGGCGACGGCTCTGGTCATCAGTGGTCGTATCAGCCAGAACAACCGGGAGATCTTCCAGGTTGGCATTGCGGCTGTAACGCCTGAGCAGGGCATTACGGCAACGGCATCCGGCACGCAGGCAACATCCTATCAATTGAGTGCGGGTGTATCGTTCGTGACGACGGTTGCGACGATCGGGGACGGGGTGAGACTGCCATCGATCACGGCGATCGGGCCACCGACCAACCTTGATGGTTCGCTCAATGTCATCGTGGTGAACAACACAGCCAACTCGATGAACGTGTTTCCGTTCCTGGCTACGGATGTGATCGTGAGCAATGGCGTAGCGGCTGGTGCGGGAGCGGCATTGGCTATTGCGGCATTGAAGAGTGCGGACTGCTGGGCTTCGACGGCACTGGGCCGCTGGTATTGCACTGTAGGGTGAGCGCGGTCTGGCCGCGGTCGCCGCGGAGGAGGCGCAACCCATGAGACTTCTACTTTGCATTGTTCTGGTTTTATTCCTGTCTTTATGCGAAGTGCATGCGCAGGCGACCCCTCCTTGCACGGCTCCCTGCACGAAGTCGCAATTACTCAATGATGTGCAGACGCAATTCCCGGACAATACGGTCGGGGCGATCACTCCCTCCATCCTGCGCAATTTCCAGACGAATTTGATCAGTTCCTCGATGCCTGCTGCGCCTGTGGGAGCGGGGGCGTTCACCTGCTACGTAGGGACGACGGGTTTGCTGGGGACATGCACCTCGGCCTTGGGAATAGCGCTGGGAGGTACGGGTGCGACGACGCAGCCGGGAGCGGCAGCGGCTATTTTCCCGTTACCGGTTCGAGCTGGCGATCTCGTGTACTGGAACGGTTCGTCCTGGGGGACACTGGCTGGCAACAATACGACGACGGGCTTACTGCAGCAGACCAATGCCGGTGTTCCGAGCTGGGTATCGGGTAGTGCGGTGACGCCACTGGTATTTCCGACACCGACGAGATCCGGCGACGTCGTTTATTGGAGCGGATCGGCCTGGGTAACGCTGCCGGGCAACAACAGCGGCTCCCAGTTCCTTTCAGAGAACGCCTCGGGTATTCCATCATGGGCCACGGCGGCGGTATTCCCCTCCACGACCAATCCGGGCGACATCATGTACTGGAATAGCACGGCATGGGTGACATTGCCGGGCAATACGGCCGGGACAAAGACACTGACGGAGAACGCGACAGGTGTCCCGGCGTGGTCGGCCTACAATGCTGGCACGGTGACCTCGGTTGCGGCGGGGGCAGGGCTGACGGGCGGCACGATCACAACAAGCGGTACCATTGCGCTCAATATGTCGCTGGTGACGTCTTCGTTGGGGGCCGATGTGACTGTTACTACGGCCTATGCAATTGGTCCGAGTGTGGCGCAGGGCACGACGGGGACATGGTATGCCAGCGGTACCGTGACATTGACTGATACGGCTGGAGCCGCGACGTTTTTCTGTAAATTATGGGATGGCACGACGGTGATGGCGAGTGGCGCAACAAATATTGCGGCGGCTGCTGCATCGGCGTCTTTTGGGCTTTCCGGTGTCATTACGTCTCCTTCGGGAAATATTCGTATCGAATGTAAGGAAGGTACTGCAAACGGTCTCATGAAGTACAATACGACCGGCAATTCGAAGGACTCGACGATAACAGCGATAAGGATACAGTAATGGCCCAGACGGGCGGCTTTGGTCCAGGTTTTGGTGCTGGTTTTGAGGGCGGAGGTGCCAAGCCGACATTGTCGACGATGGTATTTCGCATTGCTGCGGAGTTGGGGGCTCGGTTTGATCTAGCAGGCAATTGGGGGTCATCGAGCCAACAAAGGCCCAATTCCGAGGCAATCCGGAACGCCATTTATACCGCGATAGGGGAATATCAGAAGCAGCGTTTTCGCTTCAACGAGCTGGACCCGGCCCATCCGATCACATTCAACACGATCGCAGGGCAGCATACGTATTCGACGAATGAGTGTCCTGCGCTCGCGACATCATATTTCATCGACTATCTCAACATCCGGATCGGCAACACGCTGATGCAATTGTC